TCGGTCCTGATGTTGAAGAAATTTCTATCGGTGATGAAATACTAGTTAACTGGAACGGAGCAATTAAAGTAAAAGATGACTTATATACTTTAAAAGTAGAACACGTTGTAGCAGTATTTGAAACTGAATAATAAGCCTGGTTGCGTAGAGAGGTTATACGTCTCCCTTACAAGGAGAGCGATGAAAGTTCGAGTCTTTCACCAGGTACCAAATTTTGGAAGGTGAGCTAGTCTGGTGATTCAGCGTCCGCCTGAAGAGCGGAAGAATTAGGTTCGATTCCTAAACCTTCCACCAAAATAATGCCCTCGTGGACAAATTGGCAAAGTCAACGGTCTTAGAAGCCGAAGTTTGAGAGTTCGAGTCTCTCCGAGGGCACCAATACGAGTATGGCGGAATTGGTAGACGCACCGGTTTTAAGCACCGACGCCTAGGCGTGAGAGTTCGAATCTCTCTACTCGTACCAGTATAAATAAAGAATCTAAGCGGGTATGGTGCTAGTGGTAACACATGACTTTGCCAAAGTTAAGTTACGAGTTCGATTCTCGTTACCCGCTCCAAAATTAACAAAAGTGTCACAATAAAATATACTATATACTAATTGCGGGATGGTGAAATGGTATCACAGAGGACTCATAATCCTCAGTTCCTCGTTCGAATCTTGGTCCCGCAACCAAACAAACTACTTCAAATTTAGGTGAACAGATTATGTCAAAAGTCTTATTTCTTCTCAAGCGCAGGGAAGATTATAACAGCATCACACATTCAAATGTAGGTCTAAGTACAGGACTTTACAATTCAGCAGTTTTTATGCAAAAGATGCTAGAAGAAAATGGTGTGCAGTCAAAATTAGTTGTGTGTGCCGATAATAATAATATTGACAGAGAAGTTAATATTTACAAACCGACTCATGTTATTATTGAAGCACTTTGGGTAACCCCAACAAAATTCGATATACTGCAAAAACTACACCCTTCAGTCAAATGGATTATCAGATTACATTCTGAGTTACCGTTTATGGCAGGTGAAGGTATTGCTATGGATTGGATTGCCGAATATTCAACTTATAAAAATGTTGTGATTGCTTGTAATGCTCCTAGAATGTTATATGACATGAGAGAGTATGTCAAAGAACATTTTGGTTTTAGAATCTGTAGAGTAGAAGAAGAGGTCATATATTTACCGAATTATTACCCACAAGAATTCAAAAAGAAAACAGAATTTTATACCGGTGAATATGTAAATGTGGGTTGTTTTGGTGCTGTCAGACCGCTAAAGAATCATTTGTCACAAGCATTAGGTGCTTTACAATTTGCAAATAGAATTAAAAAGAAATTAAGATTTCATGTTAATGCTGGTCGCATTGAGATGAAAGGCGAACCAATGATTCACAACCTTAGGTCTTTCTTTGAACAGATTAGCGATAGTGGTCATCAATTGATAAATCATCAATGGACACCTAGAGAAAGTTTTACTGATTTGTGTGCAAAGATGGATATAGGATTACAGGTAAGTTTCTCTGAGACTTTTAATATTGTTGGTGCTGATTTTGTATCTGAATGTGTACCGTTTATCGGGTCAAAAGAGATACCATGGGCACCTAAAACGTTTATTGCCGATCCTACAAGCACAAAGAGTATTGCCGATGCATTAGAGTTAGCTTATAAATGGCCTCGTATAAATACATGGCTAAACAGAAAGAATCTCATTAATTACACAGATGAGACTTTGAGAATATGGTTAAAATATTTCAAATAAGGAATTAAAATGTCACATCACATGGTAAAAAAACACAAATGGGTTAATGGTATTTTAGAGTCGTCTGCACACTTTTTCGATACGTTCGAATCTGCAAAATCATTTGTCGATAGTGCGGACGCAGATACATTAAAAATCTTTAATACAAATGGTGAATTAGTTCACGAAGTAAACGCAACAGACAATAATTCAATATCCTAAAATTCGTTCAGCCTCTTGTATTCTTGTTTTAGTACTTCTGCTACCTAAGATTACAAGTATTTTGTTATCTATCAGCATTACAATACACCCACCTGCAGGAAATGTCCATCCTGTTTTACTGACTTGAATATTGGTATATTTTTCTGTAAGTGGGTTTGTGTTTGTATAATCTACCCAATTGTCATTAACTAAGATTTTAGTCCTATATTGTTTGCTCATTGATATCAGAGGATAATTCTTTGTCTCTTTGACAAGTAACATTAAATCTTTTGCGGTACTAATATTACCTTTATCTAATCCTGTTGGCTCAACAATCTTAGTATTTTGCATACCAATTTGAATTGCTTTTTCATTGATTGCCTGAATACAAGCATTAAGACCACCGGTGTAATTCTGACATAATGTTAAAGCGGCACGGTTATCTGACGATACTAATGACATCTCTATTAAATCTTTTCTGGTAGTCTTTTGATTTTTTCTTGGTAATTTATCTCTTAATTCTGTAGTAAGAGTTAAGACTTGTGTTAAATCTTGTTTAGCATCTATTACGACCATTGCGGTAAGTAACTTTGTGATACTAGCGATTGGACGTACTTCATCTATATTTTGAGATGATATGATTGTACCATTAGTATCAGCCAACAGCCATGATTTCGCTGTTAATGGCTTTGCATTACAGAATAGTGAAAACGTTAATAGGATGATAAATAATAAACGAGACAATTAAAACCTCTTTTTGCATTGATGAATGAATATTTATGGACACTTAAATAGACTCATTTCAACAATCAAATGCGCTTCACAACAAAACTTTTAGAATACATAGAAACAATCGAAAGCGTTGCACAATTCATATTATTGTTCTTTTTAATAGGAACATTTGTTGCAATTGGAGTATTACTCTTCGTCTGGTGGGCTCTCAAAAGTCGGCTTCTTTGACTTTTCTATATAATCCAGTATCTCTTTCTTACGCAACTCTTGTAACACATATTGATTTGTGTGGTCTTTGAGTCCGGGATAACGTTTCTCGGCATCGTGTGCAATATAGGCAAACATACAACCAGTGCAAAATATTAAGAACAAAAAAAGTCCACCGAAATAGGCATCGGCTTTTAATGTTTTCATAAAGCGTTCTTTTCTTCTTGCCTCAGCCGCTTCCATCTTCATTCGCTTGGCAATAAGAATCTTTTCTTGTGCACCAAGTTCTTCCATCATCTTGTTCACATCTGTCCATAGAGCACCAAGTTCTGGTGGACTTTGATATACTACTAACTCACGTAAATCGACACTCATCTGCTCTAATTTCTTTTTCATTAGAACACGTTGTAGTGCACGTTTACCTATACTAGCACCACCTTCGTAGATGTGTGTCTTAGCATACTTTTCTTCTTCCTCTAGGACAGTTTTGCACTTGTGGAAAGCATCAAAGAATTCACCAATCTTTTCACCAATTTCAGTATAGATATCATCAGTCTCTCCACCCTTTTTATTGAGTTCGATGATTTCATTTTTCTTTTCAATGTAGGCTTTTTTCTGCTCGGCTGAAGCAGGTTTATCTTTGTGATTGGCGTGGAACTGCTTGTCAAGGTCGTCTAATACTTCCTTAACATTTCCTGCGGCACCTTTGATATCTTTGTATAGCTGGCAACCTTTTTTTACGGCAGAGACGGCCGCATTTGCCATTGCAAACAGCGTAATTGGATCCATTACATCCTATGTGATAATTACCTAAACTTAATAATAAATACATGGTAAAAACAACATAAAACACTTGACACCCAACTAAAATTCATATATAATAGATGAACTATCTATTTATGCGTGGTTAGTTTAATGGTAGAATTAGAGCCTTCCAAGCTCAAGACAGGGGTTCGATTCCCCTACCACGCTCCAACAATATAAGGTTTATTATGATTCAAATATTGAAATTAGTTACCGGTGAAGAAGTTTTAGGTGAAATTACCAAAACCGATAAAATTTTTACAATTAAAAATCCGGTAGGTGTCGTTGCCGTTCGTGGTAAAGATGGTCAGCCGAACATCGGATTCTCACCGTTTCCACTACATGCCGATCCAGTCAAAGATTTAACTGTTGACTTTTTGATTGAATCTGTAGTATACTCATATACACCGGCACAAGATTTCATTGACAACTACAATCAAATCTTCGGTTCAGGCATCGTACTTCCAAAACCAAAAGAAATTATCCTAGGATGAACTTTTACACCAGCGTTCACGTTATCGGCAATAACGTAATGTTTCGAGGTATTAGAAATGGTAAAAGAGTCAGACAAAAGATTGAATACTCGCCATCTCTGTATCTTGAAACAAAAAAAGATTCCAAATACAAAAGCCTACAAGGCCTAAACTTAGAGCAAAGAAAATTCGAAACTATCCGTGATGCTAGAGATTTTCTAGACGGTTTGCGAGATGTTGCTAATGCACCTAAGATATATGGTCAGGCTCGTTTCGAATATGCTTATATTACAGACCATTATCCTGGTTTGATTGACTACGACTTCGAACATGTTAGAGTTGCCGTAATCGATATTGAGGTCGGTTCAGAGAATGGTTTTCCTGACCCATACGAAGCCACAGAACCTATCACAGCGATTTGTATTCAATGGATCAATGGTAAGACGTATGTGTTTGGTTGTGGTGACTATACAACTAAAGGTGATGAAATCTATGTGAAGTGTAAAGACGAATATGACCTTTGCAAAAGATTCGTAATGTTATGGGCTGAAGACCCACCAGATATTCTATCCGGTTGGTACATGAAAGACTTTGACGTACCTTATCTGGTCAATCGTTTTAGACGTATTGTGGGTGATGATTTTGCAAAACAATTATCACCATGGAACATAATCAAAGAACGTAAGACTATTATTAACGGTAAACAAGTTCTATATTATGAATTACTTGGGGTTTCTTGTCTAGATTATATTGACTTATACAAATGGTATGCTCCTAACGGTAAGTCACAAGAAAACTATCGTTTAGAAACTATTGCACAAGTTGAATTGGGTGAGGGTAAGTTATCCTATGATGAATATGATAATCTACACACATTGTACAGACTTGACTATCAAAAGTTTATTGAATACAACATCAAAGACGTTGGTCTTGTAATGAGACTTGAAGAGAAGTTGAAATTACTTGAACTTGCCATCTCTTTGACCTATGATACAAAATCAAATTACGATGATGTGTTTGCACAGACTCGTATGTGGGATGCATTGACTTATTCTTACCTAAAAGAGAAAGATATCATTGTACCGCCACGTATCGTCAAAGATAAGAACATGGCATTTGAAGGTGCTTATGTAAAAGAACCGCAAGTAGGTTTCCATGAATATGTTGTGTCATTCGATTTGAATTCTCTGTATCCTCACTTAATGATGCAATACAATATTAGTCCTGAGACTCTTATTGAACCTGAAGATTACGGTGATGAGATGCGTGCCGTTATTGCACAAGGTGTTAATGTAGATACGTTGCTAACAAAGAGCATCGATATGACTGCTTTACCTAAAGATGTCGTTCTGACACCAAACGGTCAATTCTTTCGCAAAGATATACAAGGTTTCTTACCAAAGATGTTAGCCGAAATGTATGAAGATAGAAAGAAGTTTAAGAAACTATATCTACAAGCAAAACAAGAACTTGAAAATGAAAAGGATGCATCAAAGAATTATGAAATTGAAAAGAAGATTGCAAGATATAACAACTTACAACTAGCAAAGAAAGTTGGTCTTAACTCTGCATATGGTGCTCTCGGTTCTCAATATTTTAGATTCTTCGACCTTAGATTGGCTCTTGGTGTAACTACTGCTGGTCAATTAAGTATTCGTTGGATTCAAAATAAGATTAACGATTACATGAACAATCTGTTAAAGACAGAAACTGATTATGTAATTGCATCAGACACCGATTCAATCTATTTGAGACTTGGTGAGTTAGTTAAGAAAGTTTATGGTGTAGATGAACAAGTATCTTTACCTAAAACTAAAATAATTGACTTCATGGATAAAGTTTGTAGCGATAAACTTGAACCATACATCGATAAGTCATACAAAGAATTGGGTGATTACATGCAAGTGTTTGCACAAAAGATGCAGATGAAACGTGAATCACTTGCCGATAAGGGTATGTGGACTGCTAAGAAACGATACATTCTTAATGTGTATGATAACGAAGGTGTAAGATATAATGAACCTGACCTTAAGATTATGGGTCTAGAAGTTATTAAATCATCCACACCATCCGCTATCCGTGTTAAGATGAAAGAGATGATTTCATTGATAATGAAAGGTACTGAGAAAGATATTCAAAAGTTCATCAAAGAATTCAAGAAAGAATTCAAAGCGATGCCGGCAGAAGAGATTTCTTTCCCAAGAGGTGTAAACGGTATACGAAACTATTCTAATGCGGGTAGTCAATTGTATATTAAAGGTACACCGATTCATGTCAAAGGGGCTATTCTCTATAATCACTATCTAAAAGAAATGAAACTTACCAAAAAGTATGAATTGATTAAAGAAGGTGAGAAAATTAAGTTTACCTATTTGAAAGAGCCTAATCCGTTCAAAGATTCGGTAATATCGTTTCCTAGTCGTATTCCTACCGAGTTTGGGCTTGACAAGTATATAGATTATGAGTTACAATTCGAAAAGACATTCTTAGGACCTATGCAAACAATCTTAGATTGCGTTGGCTGGAGGGCTGAGAAACTTAATACGCTAGAAGGATTCTTTAAATGATTTTTATAACTTTATTCACCGCTTTAGCACTTTCTGGTG